CGTTGGGGTCGGGGTCGGGGTAGGCGTTGGGGTCGGGGTAGGCGTTGGGGTCGGCGTTGGAGTCGGCGTCGGGGTTGGGGTAGGCGTTGGGGTGGGCATATACTTTATATATTATATATTTTAAGCCATAATAAAACAAACAGCAATAAAAAAATATCAATTAAACTTGGCGACGAATACCACGGGCTGTCCATCTTGTATATAATATTTGTTTTTCAGCGTAAAGTCCAGTAGATTGAGTTGTGCCAATTAAATTGGGCTGTATATTATCTTTTATGGGTTGAACTTGTAAAGTATATTGCCTACCTCTTTCCGCGATTACTATTGGAGTTTTTAAAGCGTTACCTATAATTTGCCCCCCATCAATTATGATATTTGTACCCGTAACTCTTTGACTAAAAACACTGTTTTGGTTTTTAAATAACTGCACCCTATAGACATTCGCATCTGGAACTGAATTCCAAGAACCAGAAAAATCAAATTTAGAATTTCCAGTAAATTGTCCAGTCTCAAAAGAGGTAAATTCCAATATTCCCGTTAACTGATATTGATTTGCTGCATAAGTATTATATCCAAAACCTTCATTAACTTGAGTTGTGCGATCTGAATTGTAAAACAGAAAATAATCATCTTGAAGTCCTGAAATTGAACCTTCAATTTCTGCAAATTTACCAGTATCAAATTTTGAAGCAATAATTTCGTATTCATTTAAATTCAATTCTTTAATTGATTGAATTTTATAAATATCTTGTTGGATGTTTGCTACAGTGATTGAGCATGGAGTTCCAATTTTTATTTCATTAAATAATGGTATGCCGCTAGATGTTTGGTCAACATAAAAAACAGAACCATAAGGTATTGGAGAAGGACTATCCAGCAAACCAGTACCAGTAGCGGGGAAAGTCACTGTAATGGGAACGTCGGTTTGGTAAACATCTGCGATACTTAATCCGCTGGCACTTTTAGCTAAATTATAAAAATCACTGCTTTGATATTTACCAGTTGGAATCAAAACAGAAAGTTCAGGAATTAAACCAGATGAAGAAAAGTCCGAAGATGATAGCGAAATATTTGTCGTTAAAGTATAATTACCAGTGTCAATATCAATAACTCGACCAACATGACGCTTTAATGTTTTGATTTCATCATTAATGCTAACTAAATCTCCAGGGCGGCAAAGAAGAATTTCATTGCTAGCAACAAAGGCTACATTTTGGTCTTCATTGATTGTGGAATATAGAATGTGTTCACCAATGCGCTTGGCATGAGCGCGGCTTGTCACACCAAAGGTCTGAGCAGACGTTCTTAATATGCCGCGAACTTTAATGTCGTCAGGGTCTTCCACATATTCTATTTTTTCTTTAAACAAATCGTCTCGGTCCAAGAAAGACACTTCGATTACATTATATTTTAAATCTCTGCGATCATTATTGTAATTAAAAACGCCGTCTTTCACATTGGCATTATTAAAAAATGCCATAATTGGCTTTTGACGATCATTTGTAAAATTAATTTCCGAATTGCTATAAAACATATTGCCTCGGAAAGCTGAAATGATACTTTTTAAAGCTTCAAATACATTAGTTTTGTCAGCAATTACGCCATTGAATCCATATCTAGGCTCCAAACCGCCATCAGCAGCAGGAACACCAACAAATTTTCCATCAGAATCAACAGCGTCACAAAAACGCCCAATCTTATACAATTCCCAATAATTAACTTGATCGGGAACAATAAAATTACCCAAACCATATCTTCTGTTGATTAATAAATCAAAAAGAACCCAAACAGGATTATCCGTCCAAGCTAATTTAAAAGTTCCATCCCAATTTCCTTGATAAACTAATCGGTCTAAGCTGTCAGAAGGTAAAGCATTAAATGCGGCTAATTCAGTTGGCAAAATATAACGCTTGTCTTTACCATTTGGTTTTAAAGGAAAATAATTACTAGGAACGAAAACTTTCTTAAATCGGGCATCATAACTGCGGGCAGGAATTTCACTAAGAGAACGAGCGTCTAATTTCAATCCACAAACCGCTGAAAATGGATAAGAAAATGGGACATTAATAATTTCGCTGACTTTTTCTACAGATATTTCTCTCTTCACAAGAGAAGAGTAAGATTCTGCCGTTAAACGAGTTATTTTTACAAAACGAATTTGACCAGCTTGAGCTTCTGGTAAATTGATTGGAGAAGCAATAGTTTTCGTACCAAGAATAAAACGATTGTATTTATCAAGCAAACTTTTACCAGATACGCCATCTAAATTAGCATTTTCTTCGCGACCAATATCAATAATAGCTTGACTTTCAACATAACCCTTCACTTGATAACTTGCTTCCCAATAAATTGATTCATTTCCAAATTTATCTTGATAGCCAGTTTCAATTTTAAATCTTACTAGAGATGGGAATGGATTACCTGGCTCAATTGAGAAGCTTTTATTTTTACCATTGCTTAATAGAGCAAGATGCTTTTCAGCAGTATCTTTTAAAGCTCTTACTCCAATTGTTACATATACTTGATTTACGTTTGGATTGTTTACTACGTGAATAACTGGAACTGCCTTTTCGTCAATAAGTGCGACATAATCTTTATTCCAATTAGAAAAAGAAACATTATCATTAGCAGTAATTTTTCTAAAATCTTCGCTGCCATCTCCATTTTTTAATATTTCAAGCGTTGCCCTTAATGCTTTGCCATAATAAATAAAATTTCCTACTTTATTAGTGTTATTAATCAATACTGAATTACTGCTTGGAGTAAAAATTGAGATTCTTCTAGTGTCTCCACCAAGGTCTTCAAAAATAACATCTTTGGCAAAATAACTGATTTCATTAGCATTTTGTTTAATTTCTAACTGAAATGTCATGTAACCATTATAAATGCTATCAGCAATACGAAATTTTACATTGCGATATTGGCCATCTTGGCTAACATCCCAAGAAAGAAATTTAAAAGCCCCTATATTATTTAATATATTGTTAGACTCCTTTGTTACACGGGGAGTAAATAATGCCGTATGCCCAGCAGCAGAGGCCATATAATCATAATTGACTAAAGTATCAACTAAGCTCGGACTGATTAAGCCTTGAGATTCAAGAGAATTCGTTCCTGTAGTGAACTTTGTATCAACAAATGAAAAATCCCTATTACTTCTCGGAAGAGAAGAAATTGGTGCATTTTTCTTATACGGTCCTCTTAATACTTGACTGTATTGTTGATCAATGTATGTTTTATTAAATAAACTTAATGGTCTTTGATTTTCCGTTCCATTTCTAATTTCTACCGATGCGTTGCCATAATTAAATTTAGAACTTGGCGTAATAATATCTACGCCGCTAAGATAATTTATCAAAGCATCGGCAGAATTTTTATAAACAAAACCGCTCTCTCCAGGAGCGCACGATAAAAATAAATAATTAGAACCAGTTAAAATATTTTGAAGACCAGTTTGCCCACCATCAATAACTTCTTGACCAGAAAAAAATGTCAAATTAATTTGTCTTGGTGCTTCAATAACTCTAGTATTTTGAACTTGTTCAACCTCTAAAGGTAAATAAGCGTAATTAGAAATATCATTATTAATTTTAACAAAACTATCTAAAGAATAGTTGAAATCAGAACCCGTACCTATTTCAATACCGAAATTTAATTTAAGTGCAAAAAATGGATAATCATCATCAGTAAAAGATGGTAGAGACGGTAATAAATAATTTTTAATTAGATTAGTTGATCTCCCATAATTAAATTTAGCTTTTAAATTACTAAATTGGATGCCATAGGAGTCTTTTGAGTTTAAAGGATTCGGTATTGTATCAATAGTCGAGTTAATATCTTCGGCGATATTTTTTCTACCATAAATAAATTTAAAGCTTATACCGTTTAGTGATGTTCCGCTAATGCCAGTTAAATCTAGGGGAGAAACTAAAGCAAATCCACTTGAAAACCCACTTGGATAAAATAATCCAGTTACGCCAGTTGATACAAAAGATAAATCATAGGTTTCATCAATAGAAGTCGCATCAATATTTGTAGATTGCCTAATAGGTACATCATTTAAATAAACAGATTCAAAAATCTGCAAATCGCTTACATATTCGCCTCTTTGATTTACGAATCCATCAATTACGCCGTCAGAAATAAGATCAATACTCTCCGCATATTCGTAAGAAGAGATGGCTTGCAAATCGCCTAATTTTGGCGGTTTTAAAACTGGTGGTGGAGGAGGGTCTGGCTTTTTAGAGCCACCAGCGCCGAAGAATTTAAAATTTTTAGTAAAGAAATGTTTCATTAGTTTGATTGAACATTATTATCGTCCACTAAAGAATTATCAATTGTAGCATTTTGGTTAGCGGAATTGCGCGACGATGTATTTTGAAATTCTTGAGACAAGCTGATTGACAAGGGGAAAGACTTGATTGAGCTTTGAATAACCGCAGAACCTATTTTTATTCTGCCATAAACCAAAGGAACAGGATTGCCTTGTTCAGTTAAATTTTCTCGATTTGAGAAAGCTAAAGAACGGCTATTGGCGGAAGTAGTTGATGAAGCCCCTGGAATTTTAGGATATTCTACTTTACCAGCTTGCACGTAAGAATAAACCGCAGAAGCCACTGCTATAATAACTCCAACAATTAATTCAATTCCCCCACCATTAATAACAGGAACTAGATCAATTTTCTTAATTGATTTGTCCGCTGCATCTGTTTCGTTTTTTGTCAAAATTTTGTTATTAACAATGAAACTATAAAAAATATTTTTACGAGTTAAATCCTTTAAATCCTTGAGGAAGTCATCATAATTAGCTTCCATTGCAAACAAAATATCGCGAGGCTTTTTAAGAGCAATTCGATGCACTTTGCCATATTTTTTTGCTAAAATACCATGTAAATGAACTTCTGTCATATTAAACCTTTTGCCTTGTTCAGTATATTTACATCTAAATCATGATTTTCGGGAATATAAAGTGCAAATTTATTATCTTGCACAGAATACATTAAAAACGGAACGCACACAGCTTCAGAATTTTCTTTATCTAAATCAGAAAAAGAAGATTCTGTATGAGGGTGAGAGTGAAAAATAAATAAAACTTTATATTGAGAGGCAAAATTTAAATAATCTACTGGGTCAATGGTAAAAAAACTCATTGGTTCTGGAGAGCGATTAGCAACAATTTGCACATGATATTGCGATTTGCCTTTTAATCCAATAAGGGCGCAACACTCTGTATTGAAGTAATTTTTTGAATAGTTAGCGCAAAATTCAAAAGTTTTTTTAAGATTACGTTCTGTTGCGGAAGGAAGCTCCATAAGAATATTTATCTGTTGCTGGAAAACCGCCGAAAGGTAGGTAAAAATTTGAAGATTTATCTTCTCCCGCTAGTGATTGTGGTACAAGATTAGAAACCGTTACCTGACCAGTCACATTGTCAGGAGCTTGGCCACTATAATAAATACCTGTGTTTACAAACCGTTTTCTACATGCTGAAATTAATTTCGAACATCCATCTTTCTGCCAAGGAGAAGCGTCTAAAGACGGGTGATTATTTACTGAGGAAACGTGCTGCTCCTTGCAGACATAAAAAGTAACAAAAGGGTCTTTTGATGTAATAACAAACGCAACGCTACCAGGCTCATAAATAGTAGCGTCTTTCCATTCTAAATTCAAAGTATTATAATCAAAAGCCGCCCCTGTCGCAGCATTGCCAGTTGGTATATAAGTAAACTGCTGGTCATTTTCTTGGCAAACAGGACGGCCAAAATAATTACAGCCAACCCCACGATATTGCCAATAACAGTATCTTCCCAAAACCAATCTCCCAGGGACGTTAAAATTTTCCAAATCAAATGGAGCGGTTAACTCAAACTCTACAAAGTTTTTATTTTCTTGTAATTTTTGGGAAATAACAAAGGTTTCGCTTGAAATTTCAGCATTGGGGTCTGCTACCCCAAATGGATTTACGCCGCCATCAAAATTAACATCATCAATATATTTAATGAAAATCTTTTTACGGACTATTTTAGCATATTTGAAATCATTATTTTTTAATAAAATATCGCTAATAACAAGCCCTTGGTTGCCGACACGAATACGCGGCCTCGCAATTCTATTGAAAACATTAGTTTCAAAATCTTCAACTTCAACCGCTACTGGCAAATAAGATTTACCATTTAAAACAATTTGTTGAGTTAAACCAAGAGAACAAGGATGAAAATAAAAGCAATCATCTGGCCTTCCAGCCGTATTTGCATAGAGTTGATAAAATTCCAAAATCGCTGTTGGCTCAACATCAATTAAATCTCTAGAAATTTTATCGTTAATTGGCATGGTTATAAATAATAAAGGGTGTAACTATAAATTACACGAATTTTTGGGCGATGCTTCTGAACACCGTCAATTGTTTGAACTTTACTTTCGATTCCGCACTCGTTCTCAACCTCTCCCTACAAAAGCTAAAACTTTTACTGGTCAATTCTCAGAATGGGAAGATTATTTTACGAGCATGATTCGCTCAAATAAAATATATTTTGCGACAGAAAACGACAAAATTATCGCGTTTATTGCTTTTGATTTCAATTTAAAAAGCCTCACAATCCCTGAAACTTTGCAACAAATGATTCAATCAAAGCCGCAATCTCAATATTGCGAATTTGTTTTTGCCGCTTCAGAATCAAAGCTTTCCACACTAAAAAGCGTTGTCGCAGACATTTTTCACTTGCTAAAAGAAAAATATAACGTACTATATGTAGTGGGAAACGTGAATCGCGAACACAAGAAAGACAAATACATTAAAACCATTCAAAGAATCTTTGGTTTTAAAGTTTTCCACGATTTTGCCCTGCATGA